TGACGTTCGCAGCAGCTAGTGCTGAAGAAGTCATCGCCGCCATGGAATTAATTGCACTCGCCAAGGAAGAGTTGCGCGGTAAGATTTTTGGTGATGAAGGTCTGAACGCTGGAAACTTTGAATCTGAGTTTGTTGCCAGACGGGCCGCAGGATCTGGGTCACAGGAAGAGGAACTGGTCCGCAGTGCCGTGGCCGTTGCTCAACAATTGGGTGTTGCCGCTGAAGACCTTCTGACTGTTATCTCATATGAAACAGGTGGAAGTCTGTCACCGTCACAGCTTGGTCCAACAACTCAATGGGGTCAACATTTTGGTCTCATTCAGTTTGGTGATGGACCGGGTGCTACGGGTGAACAGTACGGAGTATCTACATCATCAACCGTCACTGAGCAGATGATTGCAGCCGGTAAATATCTGGCCGATCGTGGTGTTGAAGCTGGGGATGGACTCCTTCAGATCTATGCTGCAATCAATGCAGGAAGTCCTGATCGTATTTACGCCAGTGATGAAAATAATGGTGGTGCACCCGGAACTGTTCTGGACAAAGTTAATGATCAAATGGACGACCACCGCGCCCGCGCGGAAGGTCTTTTGGCAGCTTATAGTGGTGTGACGCGCACTGTTGAGCAGCAACTTGATGCTGAAAAAGAAGCGGCTGAACTTCGTGCTGAAGAGCAGGCTGCTACACAAGAAGCTATTGCTGATACGGCATTTCAAATTGAGCAACAAGATCTGATTAACGCAGGGCGTGAACGCCAAGCTGCTATTGAAGAAGCTGTGCGTGACGCAAGAAGCGATAATAGTGCCATTGGTGAGGCTGAACTGGCTTTGATCCGTGAGCAGGCTGGTGCGTTATATGATAAAGAGAACGCTCTATCCGCTGAAGAGCAACGTAAGAAGGAAATCGCTGAAGTCGATGAGAATCTGAATAATCTTGAGACTGAACGCAACGCTTTGATCGAAAAGCGAGATCTCTACAAAGAGCAAGGTAATGAACAAGGTGTGGCTGAGACCCAGACCGAGATTGACGCCGTGACACTGAGCCTGAACGCCGCATATGAATCAGCTATTCAGTTTTGGCAGGCAATGGGTGGTCCCGGAGCCGCTGCTGCCATTGCCCAGCTTGAAGCGTCAAAGGTTGGCTTGGATGATCTCAAAGAGAAGGTGTTGATCACGGCTGAGGAAATCAACAACCAGTTGGCTGATGGTATCGCCAATTCATTCAAGTCTTTCGCTGAAGCCATCGCAAACGGCGAGAATGCAGTTGATGCCTTCTGGCAAGCTTTCCGTCAATTTGCCGCTGATTTTTTGATCCAGATCGGTCAGATGATCGTGAAGCAACTCTTTTTGAATGCCCTATCCGCTGCTTTTGGCGGTACAACTGGTGGCGTCGGTGGAGTCATTGCTGGTGGTATTGCAAGTATCTTCCATGAAGGTGGTGTGGCTGGTGAAGCTGCGCCTGCCCGTGCTGTGTCACCTAGCTGGTTCACAAATGCTACCCGTTATCACACTGGCGGTATTGCAGGGCTTGCGCCGAATGAGGTTCCTGCCATCCTTGAAAAGAATGAAGAAGTGTTGCCCGAGAACGATCCTCGACACCGCAACAACGCTGGTGGTAGGTCTGGTGAACGGCCCTTGAGAATCATCAACACATTGGACGCTGTAGCCTTGCTTGAGGCTGCTCTTGCTGATGCAGGTAGTGATGAGGTTATCGTCAACAAGATGCGTGATCTAAAGGATGACATTCGACCAGCTATTGGAGTGTAATGATGGATAAGACCTTACGCCGCGTTGGCACTATCGCTGCAATCCGACCAAACTGGGCCTCACCGGTCAAAGAATACTTGAGTTTCCAAACCAGCATTTTCACATCCCGCGACGGGACAGAACAGCGTGAATCTATGCGCCAATCACCTCGCATCAGTTATGAGTTTGGGGTGGACACTTTCCGGGGCCTTGGTCGCCGCATTGCGGCTGATCTGAAGCAGTGGCCTGCTGATGGACTTTACGTCTTTCCGATCAGTTGGCGCTACGCTGTACTGGTAGGTGATGTGATCGGTGGTTCTGATACCCTGGGTTTGGACCGCACACCGCCATGGTGGATGAAAGAAGGATCCAAACTTGTTCTCGAAAGCGATGAGGCTCAAGAGGTCGTTGAGATCCTTTCAGTAGGTGCATTTAGTGTGACTCTGACCGCACCCACAACTGAAGAATTCTTCGTTGGAAATCGCGTTATGATGGCCCGAGATGTCAGATATTCCAAAGAGACGAGTCTGAGTTCTTTGGTATCGGAACATCGCCGGATGAACGCTAAACTTGATGTGGATCCCGGTGATATAGACTTCACAGGAATGAGCAATAGGGCCAGATACCATGAGGGGTATGATGCTTTAACAGTCCGTCCGAATTGGCGATCACCTATCTCAAGTATTTTTGATGATCAGCGTGAAGTCGTTGACTTTGATGTTGGTGTAATTGATGTGAGCCGATACCGTGATTTCACAATTCACCGTGAGACCATGAACTTCACTTTGATGGATGAGCAGTCTGTTGACGACCTCACAGCCTTTTTCTTGCGGCTGAAGGGGCAGAAGCTACCTTTCTGGGTGCCAACACACCTGTCTGATGCTGAATGGGTCTCTGGTGGGGCGCAGGGTACCTCTACGCTGACTGTTGAAGGCACTGAGTTCAAAGATGCTTATGAGGATGATGAGACCTACACGTCCCTCGCAGTGTTGTTTCCTAATGGGGGTATTCAGATCAACCGGATGGTTTCGATGATTGAATCATCTGGAAATACGCTGATCACTTTTGAGGTGCCTTGGGAATTGGATGTTACCGAGGAAGCCAAGATCTCATTTGGATTTCATGCCCGCTTAATGTCTGATCGACTGACCATCAACTGGTTGACTGATGGAAAAGGTGAAATCAGCCTGTCTTACCGTGCGCTTCCAAATGCCTATATGGCACCTGATAAAATCATCGAATTGACATCTGTTATTCCCCCTGATGTGACTCAAAATGAAGCAGAATTTGATGAGGAAACTGAGTATGCTGAGATTGATTTTGTAGAAGAAGGCATTCCCCTTTCAGCCGTCGATCGGGGTTTGGCTTTTGCTGATCTATATTTCTTTATCCAGATCGGTCGGACACCCTTGTATGAGGCATTGGGTCTTCACTCATCAGGTCAAGTTTCAGCGGCAATTCAGGCTTATGATGCTGATGGTAACGCTTTACCTTTGATTAACGGCCAGACTAACCCCGGTGCAGGAAATACGATCAAAGGAAGTGATGACGGTGATGGATCGTTTTTAGTAAATGAGACGATCAATCTAAGGCCGGGAACAAGGTTCCTCAGAGTAAAGCAACACGCTATTTTGCTATCAGGTGCTGTTATTCTTCAACGGGAATGCACCGGATCTGTGAGGACTCGTGATTGGGGATTAGGATATGATATTGAGGATCTATTATGAGTGTTCAAGCATTTGAAAATTCAAGGAACCGTGGTAGCCCAGCCAGCCTTTTTGAGTTCACCTATGGTGATGCTCCCATCAATGCTTTGCGCTACACCAACGCTGATCTGGATGTTTCATTTGATGGTGAGATGTTCACCCGAGAAACTATCAATCATGAGAGTGTGAAATCCAAAGGCCGTGGTGAATCAGTTGAGGTCAAGGTGAATGTGGCGGCATCCTCGCCAATCGCTCAATTGTTCAAAGGTGGGACCCTTCGCCGGGTTGTATATTTGAAAATCTACAAAGGTCATGTTGTCAGTCCAAATGATCCTTCATCATGGGGTGTGAGCGCTTTTGAGCCTCATTGGTATGGTCGGGTCATGGAACACAGCCGGAAGGGGACCACAGTGATCCTGTCGTGCAGTACGTTGGGTGCTGGGATGCAGAGACCGGCACTCGGGACGTTCTATCAGAGATCTTGCCAACATGTGCTGTACGGCCTTCGTTGCGGTGCTGATAAGACCGCAGCAACTGTCGCTACCACCGTTGTTTCAACCGGTGTCAACTCATTGACTGTTGCGTCTGGTTGGGAAGGTGGGTTCACAGGCTCAAACTTCATTGGTGGGATGGTTGAATGGGATGGTATTTATGGGCGTGAAGTCCGCAGCATTCTAGGTGTGAACGGTGACACATTTACCCTTGATGCTAACGTCGATGAATTGAGTGCTTCGGACGCTGTTGATGTGGTCCTTGGATGCCCGCACACATTAGCTGGATGTGGGGATCTTCATAGCAATCTTCCAAACTACGGCGGGATGCCGTATATTCCTTTGACGAACCCCGTGAACCAGAACAACCACACTTAGGAGTCAGTATGCCAATCCCATTCTTTGCTGCACTCGCTATTGGCGTAGGTTTCATGGTTATCGGCTTTTTGTTGATGCCTAAACCAAAGGCACCGAAGCCACCATCAGTTGATGATCTGAATGAGCCAACTGCTGAGGCTGGACGGCCAGTTCCCGTAGTTTTTGGATCCATGACTGTGACTGGATTGAATATCCTCTGGTATGGAGACAAGGACATCAACACCCGCAAGGTGAGCGCAGGGGGTAAGAAATGATCGACATGCTCACAGTGAATGATTGTCGCAAAGCCGGATATTGTGCTTCAGGTATTCGTCGCAGGTGCCGTGAACTGAATCTTGATGATCGTAAGTTTTTCCTCGAAGGTGGACTTCCGATTGACGAACTACGTCACTTTGACGATGTTGCCATCCAGCGCTCCATCGCTGAAGCAGAGAAGCGCATTGCGCAGAAGGATGAGTAATGGGCGGTGGTGGTAAAGGTGGTGAGCGAGAAGTTTATGATTTCTTGATGTCTTTGGACTATGGTATTTGTCATGGGCCGGTCAATTCAATCAATGCGATGATCGTAAAAGATAAGACCGCTTTCGCAGGTATAATCACTGAAAACTCACAACTTATCATTGATCAAGAAGATCTGTTTGGCGGTGATGAAGGTGAAGGTGGTCTCAAAGGAGTCATGGAACTTTACCTCGGTGGTTATGATCAGTTGATGTCTTCTCAACTAGCTTCACGCTTTGGTGATGTTCCAAAGAATCTACCCGGATACCGTGGTTTGGTTCACGTATTTTTCCGTGGTGAAGGTGACACCTCAATAAACACAACTGAGAAAACAGGACCTCTCTTTCCAGGATCTATCGCAGCCCTTTTTCTTAGTGATTTGTTCAATACCGCAACGGTGGCAGCAGAAGGATTTGGCTTTCGATGGACATCCAATAATCCATATCTTCCACCACCTGAGTTCCATGTAACTTGCGGTTGGAACGAACTCGGTGGTGATCCTTTCATTGAACCGATCATTGATTATGATCATGATACCGGGACATTCATTCAAGCAACAGATGCGGATAGATATGTTGATGGTGTTCTGAATCGACGTGCTATGCCCGACATCAATCCATCCCACATGCTCTACGCTCTGATGACCAATAAGGATTGGGGTAAAGGTGATGATGACATTGTGATGAACACGGCCAGCTATATAAATGCTGCTGCTGTTTTGAAAGATGAGATGTTTGGCCTTTCGATGATGTTTTCAGATCAGGACTCAGTTGAAAACTTCTCATCTGAGATTCTTGATCATATCAAAGCTGCTCAGTTCCAAGATCCTCGAACAGGGGAGTGGACTCTAAAACTGTTCCGCGATGATTATGGTGCTGTTGAAGATCTTGATGTTCTTGATCAAACCAACTGTGAAGTTGTCACAATCAAAGAGCGCACATGGGGTGAAGTAATCAATCATATCAGGGTCACTTACACCGACCCAGTTTCTGAAGAGTCAGAGGCTGTGACATCTGACAACCCCTCTGTAATCGCAATTCAAGGTGGTTCCGTATCAGAAACACGGGATTATTATGGTATCCGAAACGCATACCTCGCACAGATCGTTGCAGATCGGGACGTAGCTGAAGCCAGTAGAATTCTCACATCCATCAAACTGAAGGTGAATAGAGAAGCCTTTGATAAGTCACCGGGCGACGTGATGAATTTTGTGTGGCCTGAAGAAAACATCACGCAGATGGCCGTCCGTATCACAGGTATTGATTGGGGTAGTTCGTCCGATCGGCAGATTGTTATTGAAGCAACTGAAGATGTATATTCAACGCCGCAGATGCAGTTTGTTGCCGGTCAGCAACCCACCTTTACAGATGAAGATCAGGTACCCACAGTACCTGATCAGATCCTTGTCACTGATGTGCCTTTACCCATGCTGACAAGGAATGAGATCACAGTCGAAGAACTTGATGACAATTATCCTCAAACGGGCGTCATGTTCTTGGTCAACGACCAGCAACTCAACATCGTTGAGATCATCACCATGGCTGATGTGGTTCAGGGTAACGGCTCAACTGAGGTGAAGAAGATCAACACCTTCGTTCCAGCCCGGAACTCGAACTTAGGTCTAAATCTTATTGCTGAAGTTTCTTCAGTATTACCGGCAGGTCTGATTGAAAGTCTTGTCCGTGCTGAATCAGAACCCGGGGAGATCTTTCTAATTGGATCTGAGGCAAACAACCATGAGATTGTCATGTTGGATACCTATGATGATGTTCTGGGTCAGTGGACGGTGATTCGCGGTGTCTGGGACACTGTGCCGGTCCCATGGACAAGCACTGATCGGATTTGGCGCTTGCCTTCTGGTCTTGCAAACGTCGATAGTCGTGAGGTCTTTGAGGGAGATGAACTGGAATACTTCTTCCGCCCTCGCACTACGGCAGGAACACTGAGCCTAGCAAATGCTGACCAGACTGATTACACGGCGCAGGACCGTCCCCATGCACCCTTCCGCCCAGCTAACTGCGAGATTGGTGGTCAGGGCTTTGGTGGGCTGCAATACCTTGGAAATACTGAACCTGCTGCAATTACATGCACATGGGTGAACCGCAATCGAACATCTGAAGACGCCGTTGCAAATGCATGGGATGAGGTTTCATCAACACCTGAGACAGGTCAGACAACCACTATCAGATTGCGCGATTCCATCGGTGGTGAGATTGATCATGAATACACCGGAATCACCGGAACGACATTCGATATTGCACCCGCAGACTTCACTCAATTCCGTTACTATGACGTGGAATTCATCGCGGTGCGTGACGGCATCGAATCTTTCATGTATGCAAAGCGTAGCTTAGAGATTGAACGCACTGGTTGGAACCAAAACTGGGATAGCGATTGGAGCGAAAATGATGGTTGAATACTTTGAGGAATAAATAATGGCTGGTGAACGTACACTACCGGGTCTGGGACTCAAAGCAGGTTGGACCGCAGGATCTGCTGGTTATGGTCCTGACATCGAAACTAATTATCGGATCCTTTCAGCCCTCGTTCAGGGTAATGTAATCTCACGGACCACGGCCCTCCCCAGTTCAGGATCTACGGGTGACATCTACTTGGTTCAAACAGGTGACGCGAATGCTGAATCTGTTGCGATCTGGGATGAAGACAATGGTGCAGCCGCTTCTTGGATATATCTTGTCCCTGAAGAAGGTTGGATCCTTTATGTTCTTGATGCCAATGAGCATGTATCATTTGATGGAACAACGTGGGTGACTTTGACAGGTGGTTCTTCCTCACAGCCATATGACATCCGTGCTGCTTTCCTATCGACGCCCGGTGATAATGAGGTGATTGAAAAAATCCATATCGTCCGTGAGGTGACTTTTCTAGCTGACTTTGCGGGTTCAATCGGTAGCGTCGAGATCAATCCGACTGCTGCTTATACGTTAGATGTGAAAGATGATGGCACGACCATCGGCACTATCTCAATCTCTACGGCTGGTGCTGTAACATTCAGCACAGTAGGAAACACGGCAAAAGTTGTTGCTGTTGGATCTGTGATTACATTCCAATCCCAAGCCACTGCTGACACCACAGTGGATGGTGCTAACTTCACGTTGCTAGGGAGTGTATAATGCTTCTCAATTCACCACTTGGACGTAAAGGAATTCTTAACCAAGTTATTGGTGGATTGACTGATCCTGATTTTTCAAACGTCGCATTAGGTGCTGAGTTTTTCGCTGGATCGAACAGTGATTATTTTCCTGGCTCAGATCTTCAAACTGCACACGATGTTACAGTTGATACGTTGAATTCCAAATTTGGAACACAGTCAATGAAACTGGGTGATTCTGGTCAGTCGAGTATATCCTTCGATCCATCGACAAACATTGAATTGACTAATCAGGATTTTTGCTTCGAGTTTTGGCTTAGACGTGATTCTATACCTGTAAGCACAGAATACTTCCTAGGTCGTTATGGTGGTTCTTTTGGTAATAATCGCGTTATTTTTGGTGGCTACAATCCCTCAAATAATTCCATCGAATTTTTCACAAGAACAACCACTAATGTAAATCAAACAGCAAGGTTTGACACCGATACCGATGGTATTTCTGAGGCGAGTCTGTTCGATGGTTCATGGTTTCATGTTGCTTTGGTGCGTAATGGATCTGAAACATCTGTATGGGTAAACGGTGTTAAAGGATCTGAAACAGGTGATGTTGGTGCAAATGCTTTAGAGGATGACGGATCAAGGGAGACCCTGTTTGGTTCAAGACCGACTAATGATATTAGCATCCCAGGATCTGGTTGGACAGGTAATATGGATGAAATCCGTGTCACAATCGGCTCTTCCAGATATACGTCTGCTTTCACACCTCCTTCGACTGAATTTCCAAGAGACATTGGCGGTGATGCACTGTTCAATGATGTTGTTATGATTGCAAGTTTTGAAGGTCAATCGCTGACAAGTTTCTTCAGTGGGATGACATTACCTGATTATTCTTTTAGTGGTTATCGTGCATTCCCACATGTTAGAAAAGACGGCTTCACTGGATATGATGATGTGTTACACAGTCTCACATTCATCCCTGATTTAACGGCTTATGATTTAGCTTCAAGTGATTTTTGTATTGAGTTATTTGGATGTAAGACGCCCGATGCTAACGAAACAATCTTAGCTTTATGGAATGATTCCAATGGTGATAGGGGTTGGAAAATTGACGCGAATTCTGGATTGCGTTTTTCATATTCAACTGACGGTACAAATGTTAACCAGATCACTTCCGCCGTAGCTATGGGCTTCATTGAAACTCACGATTATGCTATTGATAGATCGGGAAACTCGCTCAGAATATTCAAGGACGGTGTGATGACAGATAACATCTCTATCACAGATACCATCTTTAACCCTTCAGGTAAGAGTCTATCAGTTGGTTGTGAATTTAATGACACATTGCTTGAATCGTATAATGCTAATCCCGGAGAATTAAGAGCCTTCAGAATCACTAAAGCCTCGCGTTATGGGTCGAACTCTTCCTATTCTGTACCCACCTTACCTCTTCCTAAAAATTAAGGAAAACAAACATGTCTCAGATCAAATATTCTGATTTCCGAGGACCGGCCAAAGCCATCGAGTCCATCGACATTACACGCACTGCCCTCAGCATTGGCGTCGGTGAAGATGAGGTTCATGCTTTTGCTGAGGTTGAGGCTAACGGCAAAGGCTTTGACTCCAAGGGTCGGCCAAAAGCCTTGTTTGAACCTCACGTCTTCTATCGAAACCTCAAAGGCGCGGAACGTGATGAAGCTGTGCGCCAAGGTCTGGCATACCGTAGCTGGCGATCGGGCAACTACCCCCGTGATAGCTATCCACGTATCCAGAAGGCAAAGAGGATCAACCCTGAAGCTGCAATGCAAGCCACCTCATGGGGTCGGTCACAGGTACTTGGTGAGAACTATGAGATGCTGGGTTATGCCAGCGCCATTGATATGGTCAACGCCTTCTGTGAAGACGAAGAGCATCACATCCATTTGCCCGTGCGCACAACAAGTGGCGCAAAATCAAGGACTCCGAGTTCTCACAATCTGAGATCGGATACCCGACCTTGCGCATCGGATCCTTTGGTCCACTGGTTGAGTTCGCGCAAAAGAAGTTCCGTGAATTGGACTATCCCATCGGCGCGATTGACAGTGACTTTGGACCCACGACCCGTGATGTCGTATTGGCATTTCAAGCAAACAGCAACCTGCCGACAACTGGTCAACTGGATGCAGCAACGTGGGATGTTCTTGTCATGAACCCAGTCGCTGCGCCAATCTCTGAAGCCCGTGAGCAGGCAACGGTCGCTGAGTTACGTGAGAAGGGTTCAAGCACGATCAAGACTGCTGACGGTCAACAGATCGGCGGTGGGGTTCTGGGTGGCGCAGCGGCGCTGGCAGGTGCCACTGAGTTACTTGGTGGGGTCGAAGAGGTCTCAGGTCTCTTAGATCGGGCGACCGTGGTCATTGAACCGCTGTCGGTCGCACTATCGCCATGGGCCTTGGTGCGATTGTCTTCATCTTGTGGATACAAGAGCGGGCTTCTAATCAAGCGACCGAGGTGGCTGAGGCCCAATGCATCGCGGACATCAACACATCCACAACAGAAGAGCGTGAGCGACAAGCCGCTGCGAATCAGTTGATCATAGACAGGGCCAATGAAAGAGCAGATAGTGCTTCACAACGCATCGCTGAATTGGAGAGGTTGGCTGATGAATTCCGTGAAGAAGCTGTTACGCAAGGTAATTCTTGCCCCATGTCTGATGATCTCATTGAACGCTTGCGGGCTATTAAGTGAACCCCAGGTCGCTATTGTCTCTGAACCGCCTGATTTACCCACTCTTCCATCACATTTGATACGTGGTTGCCCGAATCTCCCCATAAATGGTGAGGCGATTTCTGATCTACTTTCGCATAGATTGGGTTACGCTAGGTGCGCTTCAATCCAAAGACAAACTGTTGACTTTTATCTGGACGCGGAACGTCTTATAGAAGGGGGACTGCAATGAGCCAGACCGTCCAAGGAAACCATCATATGGAACCTCAGCTTTTTACAGCGATCATCACAGGTATAACAGGCTTGTTGGTGGTTTTCGGTGGTGGTGCCAAATGGATGTTATCCAGAATGGATAAGAACTCTGCCGACGAACGTGAATGGCAGAACGCTGAACGTCAAAAGTTGGAAGTATCTTTTGCAGAACGTATCTCTGCATTAGAGCAAATCATTCGCAGCCAGAATGAAGAAATTGGCCGTATGCGTAACCAAGTTGCTTCGTATTCCCGCCATGTTGGTGTTCTTGAAGGTATCCTTCGGGCCAAGGGTATCGAAGTCCCTCATGTCCCCGGAGCCTTGTCGAATGACCACAACGGATAAATTCAGAAACCGTCTGAACATCACCCTTATCGCAACGGGCATCACCTTCTTTACAACGCTGGCGATAACGACCCATGCTATTGTCCGCATGAATGAGACTCGGATCAAAGAGTATCTTTACCCTGTTGTTGAAGACTGGACCTTTCGTGATTGGCGATTGGAAGAAGATGGTTACTGGTCTGCTGTGGTCTATATCAACAAGATTCGTGGTGAATGTGAGTATGTGAAAGACCAGATCCCCACGGTCCTCGGTATTGACATCACAGGTGAGCCGATGGAAGCAATCCTGGCTTTCATTGATGATCAAAGTGAAGGAAACAGTCGCCCAACTGGATGGCAACGTTTGGATAATCGGGTAAAAATCACCAATGAGAATTTCCTGACAGGGACAGTCTTCAGAGGTGTGATGCTGCATAATTGCGGTGATGAAAAACCATTTATCACAGAGTATGGTCCATTCGTCGTCGGTATCGAAACCGAGTTCCCAGACTACGTTAAATTATGGATTGATTCTGAGCGCGTCGGTCGGCCTTCCGACTATCGTTAAGATCTGGATCCGGCTGGTAGAGATGATGGGTGTAATCGTCCCCATATTTCTCATGACATGAGTTGTGCTGTGTCACCGATGGTGATCCACGCAGTCCGTCATAATGAGACGACCAAGCCATCTTCTCGAATGTCGTGATCCAGTGATAGATACCCTCACCCGCAGGGACCATGCCCCCGCACCGATAACACGGCGCACGGAAGTTGTTTGGTTGATGATGAGGAACATTGTATTCGACTGGTACGCCGTCTGGATATAGCTTGCTCATTTCAACAGCATGATAGCTAAACCGCAGGAGAAAACCACTGCTACCCAAAGAAACACGATGCCGATTGCACCACCTTCATCTGAGTTCCTATGACTGTTCGGATAAGGACAGGGTGGTGAATCAGAATCATTTGTATCCCAACGCAGACCACACCATTCGCAGCGTGTCTCATCACCATACTGTCTAATATCACATCTCATCAAATCACGTCCTTATCTTCGTCGGTCAACATGCGGCGCGGCTGGAATGATTCCAAGCGTCTTTTGGCGATTTTGAAGTATTCAGGTTCCATCTCAACGCCGATGAACTTGCGCCCTAACTCAAGAGCGGCCACGCCTGTTGAGCCAGCACCCATGAAGGGATCAAACACCGTGTCACCCACCTGAGATGAGTTGGTGATGTATGTGCGCATGAGATCGACTGGTTTGGCCGTGGGATGAGGCTTGGGGCTTTTCACGTTGTCCCAGTCCAGCGGGTGGTCGAACGCCTCAATGGCGGTCTTCGTTCCCTTGTTGTTGATCGAAAAGGCACGACCTTTACGCATGAAGATGGTGTATTCCAAATTCTTCATGTGCCAGCGGCTGGGTGTGACGTTGTTCTTCTTCCATGCCAGAAGGTTGTGGATCTGAAATCCATGACGCTGCACCTTATCAAGGATCCCGTTGATGAGACCTAGCACATTACACATCATGTAACATTGAGCATCCTCAGCTAGGACGCGGTAGATCTCGGGCAGGTATTCCTCAGGGTCGATGTCGTTGAGTTCGAAGATCTTCCCATCATTGGGAGTCAGGAGTCCACCGGGGCGGTCCCAATCACCACCGCCATCCTCATTGGATCCGCCTGAGATCGTTGGATATGGGGGATCAAAGACGGCTAGATCCACGGACTCATCTTCCATCTCTACCATTTGATTCATGACATCTTCGCAGTAAATTTGGTAGCGCATTTTAGATCCTAGATCAGGTCATCGTGAGGTTTGCGTTTCGCCAGAAATGAATCCATCGACACGATTGAATTGAAGGCTTTTGCAAATGCTTTACCGGGTGATGTGCCTTTCGCAAAGCGGTATGGGGACAGTCCCATGCGATTGGCAAAGATGGCACAGTAATAGGTCTGCCCATCTTCTAATTTGCCGATCAGGATGTTGTCTAACCAACCCTCTTTGACCATGCGCTCATAGACCATGAAGAAATGTTCCATCAGATGATGTCATCGTCTTCTGGACGCTCACGGTCAGCAACTTTGGCTTTCGCCTTCTCAGCGTCCGCACGTTGGCCGATTGGGCCTTTTAAGATGCTGGTGAGCATGTTGCGCATCACAGCACTTGCTGCCCCTGTCGTTGAGTAGCGCAGCGGTGCTTCATTGAACTGCTCACTGAAAACAGCGCAGTTGACCTTACCAGTGGCCTTGTCGGCGGTGAGAACCACGGTATCGGCCATGGTCTCTTTGAATATCCGATCAAGCTGGTCAGCGATGTCTGGTTGCTTACGGGTCATCAATACCACCATCTTGACCGGGATACCCTTCAGCAGGATCGGCATCACCTGATAAGCGCACAGGATCATCACCATATGATTTGGTCGGGACAACTGAATCTTCACCAGATTCCAACATCGGGTTCTCAGCTTTCAGCTTGTTCTCTTCGGTCAGAAGAATGGCCGCAGCCGCATAGATGATCACACCTTTGAACTCGGCCAAAGCAGCGTCATAGTCGCCGCGTCCAGCCATGCTGGTGGCTTCCTGTGCCTTCTTACAGATCTGATAGCTGTGACCACCCAGACCAACCATACGGGCGATCTCCATGATCGGCTGATCCTTGAACGCTTTGTCATTTGCATGGCGGATCCGACCTTTGCCGGTGGCCGACTGATCAAATGCAGCCTCAAGGATACGACCGAGGTCTTCATATCCTGGCTCTCTCATTGCTTGGCTCATTCGTCTTCTCCCTTGACGTGTTCAGACGGCACACCATCAGCCGTCTTTGGATAGTTGCGCAACTCAAGGATGGGCATCTTCTGTTCCATCGCTGAGACCAGCATTTCACATGGTAGTTTGGTGCGATACATAGTGTCCAAGAAGAGGAACATGATGTCACCCATCTCTTCAGCAAGTGCATCATAGTCGATGTCCTCACCGCCCATTTCGATTACATCAATCACCTCTTGGGCTTCTTTGATCATATGGCGCAGAGGTCCGGTCCCGCCACGCTCAGAATTGGTTCCGAAGTTTCCAATGGACCATGCTCGGTGACGGGCAATCAGCCGATCTGGGATGGCGAGGACATTTGGTTGTGTCATATTCTTATCCTTGAAAAGTTTGCCCTCAGGTCCGCATTTCTGTGATGCGCGGGCGTTTGATTTGCCAACCAGAGTTCGCCCCCAAGGGAAGTCATCTTTGAAGGCGGGGTGGGTGCAGAAGGGGTCCATGTCCATGTCATATCCCCAGAAAGCACAATCACGACAATCAGGTGAATCAACCATTGATCACATCCCCAACGCTGAACAATACATCTCGAAGACGGCATCCTCTTCGGCCAGATCATTCGCATCACGCTTTCGACGTGCTATGACGCGGCGTAGAACCTTGGTGTCATAACCTCGCCCCTTAACCTCAGCCATGATTTCACGCTGACCATCAGCAATGTCTTTCTTCTCGGCCTCAAGTCGCTCATAGCGTTCCACGAACTGTCGCAGTTCCTGACCGGCAACCGTCAATGTGCTTTCATCATTCGGGCGCTCTGCACCATCTGATGTGTGGGCATCATCACCGCCCACGATGTCACTGTCATCACGTCTTGCCATCAGGTCATACCTTCCATTTTTGCAAGGAACTCAGCCCATTCACCCTTTGAGAATCCTTGGGGACGCTCAGTCGGGATCTTTGAATGGTCGATGAGTTTTTGAATAATGGGCATTTCCAAGCCCGAGAACTGAGCCGCATGGTAGCGGTAATCAAGGAATGCCTCATGGGCTGAGGGGACCCAGGCTTTCACCATTTCAGCGATGGCTTCAGCGTAGACACGCACCTCATACTGGGCATGTGGATCTGCCCGCAAACGCAGGAAGTGGAACAGATTATGCAGGTCAATCTTCCAATACCATTGTGTGTAGACATTTACCGGCAGATTCATCCGCGCCAGTTCACGGGCAAGGCCATCCTGACCATCTGTTGAGATCATATCCTCATAATGATCATAGGCGGTTTGAGCATCTTGCATAAGATAGTCCAGAACGCGCTGTGCTTCCTCACCTTCAAGGACACCACCGCGCCCTTGTCCATTTGTCTTGGACTGGGATGCCAAATGCTCAGAAGAGGGAATATAGAATTCACCCGGCATAATCGAATATCGGGCTGAGTATTCGTTGACGTTGGCCGTCCGGTGGCGGATCCATTGACGGGCTACAAATATCGGCAGCTTTACATGCAGTTTGATCTCACAACCCTCGAAGGGTGTGCTGTGCCAGTGGCGCATGAGGTAGCGGATAAGTCCGCGATCATCGTTCACACCTTTGGTGCCTGAACCGTATGAGACGCGGGCCATTTGAACAATCGCAGCATCGTTGCCCATATAATCAACGGCACGGACAAAGCCATGATCAAGACATGCAATTGGATGTCCTAAAAGACCTTCCATTCCTTCTGCGATCGGACGGTAGGTTTGAGATGAGACCATTGATGTGGCGTCAACATATTCTTCCCCGGTCATGTTACCGAGGGCTGGATTGTGTGTCATGGGGATTCCCTTAGTTGAGGATGAAAGGTGCCAGATTGCAGCATCCGACAAAAGCCAAGACACCAGCAGGCAAATAGGTCATCCAAAAGTATGGGTCTTTAAGCGTTTTCATCATCTTCTCCTACTCTGAAAACTTGGTCTGTCTTTGCTACGTCATTTTTATATGAACGGCAAGTGCTTATTGCTTAGTTAGTGACCATCCTAACTTAGATAGGGCTTTCACTAAGTCCTCAGGATGAACCCGCATCCAGCCAATCTTGATGACCTTCTGGTCAAGTAGCGCTTCGACTTTGATATGAGGTGGTTCGACTGGCTGGTTCACCTTTCCTTCAGATATCCTCTTACGCATAATTTCAATCTGATTTCCAATCGGTCTTAACTTTCCATGATCAAAAAGAAGTTCGATTTGTTCACGGCTCATTTGAAGTAGTGATTTTTCAACAGCAACAGGTCTGTTCAAATGATCAATCTCAACAACCTTTGTGACCGCACCATCTGCAAATTTACGCTGCTTATTGCGGGCAATATGTTTGATGTGATCGAGAATAAATTGAGATCCTGCGAATTCTAAAGCTGCTTTGATCTCAAGTTTTCCACCTTGAATCTCACGGTAATATCGAAATAGACCTCGACTTGTTAAAGGGTGACGACGACCTTGACGTTTTTCCAGTTCAACAAGAATTTCACATGCCATTGCAAGTTGTTTCTCAGCTTGAATGATACAATCATTAAGCATGGCGATGAGTTCGTTTTCACCCATCGACTGGATCGAGGTTTTGACTTCATCAAGGATTTGCATTTTCGGACTCCATTAGTTTAATTGCGTTTTTTATCATAGTTTTTTGGGACCTTTTTGCACTCCATTTACGTTTTTCCTCAAGCACTTTTTCTGGATTATTAAATTTCCATTTACGGTCACTTTTACGCTTATTATCACGATTAGCTTCACGCCATTTGCGTTTTCTTTCACGGTTTTTATCAGGATTAGCTTCACGCCATTTGCGGTTTCTTTCACGGTAGTTTCTAATATAATTTTCTTTTGAACAAACTTTAGAGCAACATTTCTGAGAACCACGGGGATTAAATTCATCACCGCAAATAACACAAACCTTCATCACCATGTTGATTCTCCTAAGCTGAGATCATCATAGCAATGAAGGTTTGTATTCGCAATAGGCTATTGCGAATAGTCTGTGATGTCTTCCATTGTCATGCGTACTTTACGATAACTCACATTTTCATGGGCTGAAAATTGAGGTGTCATCATCCAACGATCATATGCTTCGTCTTGTGTCAGAGCGAATGACTCAAATATGTCATAGCCAGTCTCAAGATCTGTCACAATGTAACCTTCTTTTGTGACAATTCCGGTTTTCCATTCTTCCTGATCGGCTTGGAAAATACGTGCGCTTTCCACAATGTCACGCTTTACCATGAAGTGGGGTAAAGACTGTGCTTCCCCTGTCCGCTCAACAGTTATTTTAACTGGTTGGAATCTCTTGTGCTTAACAGGATACTTCCGAGAATTAGGTTCCCAGGCTTTCTCAGCGGCTTGTGCTGTTGGACCAAAAGAATTTATTCTATCAAGTCCGACCTCTGCATCATGGACAAGAAATCCTGTATGTATTTTTGTTGAATTGTCTCTAACAGGCTCACGCTTATATTTCATATATAAGTGGGTTGCTCTTATGACTGACTGTCGTAGCATGAACATTGAGAATTGAGATGAAGACTTTTGACTTGTTAATTTATCAAGATAGCATATAGAAAATCGCCAATCTGGATTTTGAAAATTAATACCCAACATTTCAATAGCATGACCATCACACATCGCTGAAAGTTGTGAGAAGAGATGCACAAAGTTTGAAACATTACCGATCAAAGTAACATCTCTGTCAAGATAATCACCTCGATCCCAACTGGTTTGAAAATGAAATAACAAATTCATCCCTGCGTGATTGGCATCCTCTTTTGATCTATGCCAATCACGCAAATCTGAGCCAATTACACGGCTGCATTCTTCAACCATGCGTTCAATATCTGATTCAGTTTCTTGCATTTCATCTTCTCCATTATGCCGTAGTTTTGTTTCTGGTAAGAGTTCAGGTATTTCCCGATAAACACCAGTTCTTGTGTTAAAAATTCTCATTCACATGGACCTTGCTTACCACCCTCATAAACATATTTTTTCCATGGAATCCAGCACCAGATCCCATCACGCTCTTTGGTGAATCCCCATTTGCGTTTGACACCAGTGCGCCAGACAAAGGTTGGGATCAGAGCATGTGGAAACCATTTCTGATCTTGGGTGAAGATCCGGGAATCATATGGTCCGAGGACGCGGTGCTTGTATTCGGCTTTACGGAAGTGGAAGCGGAATGCTTTGACCACGTTCAGGCGACGGAAATACCGCTGACGGCTGATAAATATAGAATCCCGCTCATCATAAAAATTTCTCCAAAGATCCCCATTCATTTCTTCTGTAATATATGTTCCGGGGATCTCAGGAATGGCGTCACGCATCGGTTCCAAAACCTCTTCGACATAACTGCGAAGCGGGAAGGTCCAGAAGTCCCATGGGTGATCGTGGCAGTCAGGGTCCTGATCCCCACGGTGGAAGATGTGCATCCGAAGATTACCAATCCAAGCACGGGTCATATAGACCGTTTCGTGTTCCTCGGCAGCACCAAAGATCTGGCTGAACCCGAAGAACCGATTGGCGCTTGTGTGACGCCAGTTGAATCCACCTTTGCGTTCCTCACCCATGACGGTCATCCCCCATGATCAAATTGTCCAAAGCTGTCAGCTTCACGTCAGCCTCACCGGCCATCTCGCGTGATGCTTCAAACTCAGCTTCAGGCATTGATGTGGTTCCAATATCATAGACCACGTTCACGATACCTGACTGAATGATTGATTTCATGCAGGATGAGCAAGGAATGTGGGTCACGTAAAGGGTGCAACCTTTGGTTTGGATTCCCTCGCGGGCAGCGAAGGCTATGACGTTCTGTTCAGCATGACTGGCAAACAGATACTTGCGCGGGCGCTCAAAGCGATCAGGCGTGTCATTGACACCAGCAGGTGGGCCGTTAAATCCGGTCAATCGAATTTCACCCTCTGGACCAATAAGAGCTGCCCCAACCTGGGTCTCATCCTTTGAACGGGTTGCCGCATGTTTGGCAAAGCCCATTTGGTATCGGGCCTTAGATGGTCGGAAGTCAGGCATCAGGATTTCTTTCTACGCTTGAGTGCAAAGGGTGCAGCAACACCGAGAAGAAGCAACAACCCGCTGGCTGGTAGTGGAACAGCGGAGATTGCAACTGGCGGGTCGATGGGATGCGGTTCGACATCGGGGTCCTCAGGATCAAAGATTGGCGTTGGATTTGGGATTTCAAACGGATCATCGGGGTCAAAGATCGGATCCGGGTCAGGGAATAGATCTGTGATCAAAATAGGTCTTCCACCACCTGATGTGGATCCACCACCAGATGAAAAGCTGCTTCCTGATGAGAAGCTACCACCACCTGAACCACCACCATTCACGCGGGGTATACCGGCTGTGTCGATCCGCTGAGATGTAACAACAGTCGGATTGGTGCAGTCATCCAGTTTGACGAACTGCCAGTCACCCATATCCCACCCCATTGCAGGCTCAGGTTGATTCAGAACAGCCACGGTACTTCCCCGCGTCGTCATCTGCTGACCGTCACGGTAATAGGTTGCGAGGGTGAACATGGATCCATCCTGAACATAGATGCGGGTTGGCTCAGGTTGTTCAGCTTGCACAGCGGCCAGTTCAGCCTGCTCTTCAGGACTCAGATCCTGAGCAGAACGCTCAAAGGTGCAACGACCGTTACAGGCGTTGGGACCGGCACCAGACCATGTGTCGATCTGGACGGCGTTGGCGGGCAGAGCAAAGGCTGAGATGCCAATGGCAGCAAGAGTGATAATCGGTTTCATCATAAATCCTCAGTTCAGTGTCACTTGGCCGTTCAAGGCGCGGATCATGTGGCAGCATTCCGATATGAGCGCCAACCCTTTGTGGCATGATACCGATGCTCACGCTTATCAAATGCGCTCACAAAACTAATCAGGATCTTGCGATCAGTGGATCCTTGCGCCGGTGTTTGGCGTAGAACTTTTGGCATCCGGCGATACATCTGAAGCTGAAGCGCCCGCTCTTGCTTGAGGTTCTTCGGCGCTTGAATTTCAGAAACCTGACCGGCCATTTTGGCACCAGCGCGACGGAAAGCATCAGCAACTTTGTTACCGGCATCCGCCAGTTTGCTCATTGCCCCGGCCAGCTTCCCAGTGTTCTTTGTGACCTCTTCGATCTGACCGCTCATTCCTTGAAGTGCGATTTGATCACGACCCATCTGGGACAGTGTTGTGGTCCCATCGTCAAACTTCACAGCCCAACCTGCTGCAACCATCTTGCGGATATTGTCACGGCCCCACCCGGCGCGGTTCTTCGTTCCTTCAGGGGCAAGCATCTCACCAATTTGCGCGGGTGTTTGTGGGTCAAGTTTGGCAGATTCCCGCTTGTTCATAAAGCGGGCAATGGTTTGTTGATTTTTTGTCATCTCGGGCATTTCCAATTCCTTGGTTGGTCTGTAAGTTCTAATCACCCTGTATGTCTATTTGATTCGATCATTTATTGCAACAGGGTATTGCATAAAGGTGGGATTATGAGAAAACCAGAAGAAATGAGTAGGGAGGAACTCGAATGGGAAATTACCCATTTACGTGAAATCCAAGGCTTGTTAGTTGAGCCTATCACCCCTGTTTCATATAACTTTTTCACGTTCTTTGAAGAGAAATTGATGCGCCTTTTATGGCGTCGTAAGGGAGGTATAATCACCCGTGATCACATCATGGATCATTGTGGTGATGTGAACCAGCCTGTATTTTACCGCACTATTGATAGTCATGTGAAACGCATCCGTCGCAAACTTGAAGCGCACGGATACCCTGATGAAATTAAGACATCCTATGGTCGAGGATACTATCTCGAAGCGACCGCATGCGATCCATTCAAATTTGCAGAGGAAATTCACAATGCAAGAACTCAAAACAACACTGACCGGAATCAAGGAACGTCTAGCTGCCAGCAAGTCGGATCCAAAATGGCTAAATGAGGCCATAGATTTGGCTATCGACCAAGCATCTCAGATCCCAGCCAATCCGAATTTTCAGAACGAAGTGTCTCAAGCGACCACGGTACTTCAAGGTCTTATGGGGACACGTCCTGTATGTCGGATGATGATGGACATCCAGGTTTCAAATATGATCGGCCCCATGCTGGCTAATCTGAATCTTGAAAATGTTGATCAATCTGACGCTGGTGCCATGGGCGATGCTCAGACAAAGGTGAAGCAGATGATCAACTGGGCAGGTTTGGCTGCTATCAACATCCAAACTACCAGCGTCAATCGCCTGAACGCTCTTGAAACACGTATGGTTCAACTGACCGCTCTTGCCAAAGCCGCTGCTGATGAGGCGGCTGCTGCGCAAGCGGCATCTGATGCAGGATCTGATGATCGGGCTGAGTCACCCAGCTAATGAAAATGGGGGCCGCTGTGTAAGGCGACCCCCAGTCCAACACGGAGGTAAGTGGTCAGGGAGGAACCTATCCACACTTGGAATGTCCACAATCCCCGCAGGTAACGCAACCCCCTTCGTTCTTAAAGTTGAAACCATTGCACTGAGAACATGACTCAGGTGCTGACACGGAGACGTTTGACAACGCCTCGGGCATGACCTCTGGCAAAATACCGCACATGCCGGTTGAGCAGTCAGACATGTAGCCTGTCTCTTTCATATGCTTTTCAATGACACCGCCGATGGCCGCGATCAAGGAAGGCACATAGCCACCGTTCATGAAAGCACCGCCTTTGGGATCGAACACCGCCTTCAGTTCTTCCACGACGAATGTCACATCACCACCGCGACGGAAGATTGCAGAGATCATCCGGGTCATCGCAACAGTCCAAGAATAGTTAGATGGATCTTTTGTGTTGATGAAGATCTCATATGGACGGAGACCGGATTCAGTCTGAATATCATTGATCGTCACATAGATGGCATTTGGGTTGTCGCCATATTTGAACTTGTGCGTCTTCCCATCCATCACATCATCACGCGGAACAGGGGTATTCAGCATCCCATCGGGCGGCAATAGAAGTTCCTGCACCTCAACATCAGTCTTTGGCTCATCAACGCTCAGGACACTGCCTGTGATGGCGTTTGGACGGTATGTGGTGCAACCCTTACATCCAGAGTCCCAAGCGGCCATGTAGACCTCTTTGAAATCCTCAAAGCTGATGTCCTCAGGTACGTTCACCGTCTTCGAGATAGATGAGTCGACCCAGCGCTGGGCAGCAGACTGTGTGGCGATGTGCGCCATTGGATCCAGGGTCTGAGCAGTCACAAAGTAATCAGGCAAGAATTTGTTGTCCCAATCAGACTCACGCTCTTCGTCGGTGCCAACCTCGCCATTGGTCCACATCTCAGCATACTTCTGAACAGCATAATCTTCCACCAATTCTTCGCGGTGTGTGCCGTCATCTTCGAGAACTTTGCGGGTGTATGCCAATGCAAAGACTGGTTCAATGCCCGAGGACACGTTACCCGCATAGAGACTGATGGTGCCGGTCGGTGCGATAGAGGTCAGCAATGCGTTGCGGATACCATGCTTTCGGATCTTTGCCTTTGTGCGGCTGCTGAGTGTGCTGGCGAAGGTGCCAACTTTAAGGAACTTATCAGCATCAAAGAGTGGGAACGGACCCTTCTCTTTCGCCAGTTCGATTGATTCATCATAGGCAATTTCAGCGATGACTTCCATCACCTCATCGACGGCACCACAGGCGTCATCTGAACCATACGTGAGGCCCAGCATGATCAGCATGTCAGCAAGTCCCGTGACACCCAGACCAATGCGACGTTTGTTCTTCGCCTCTTCCATCTGCTGAGGTAGTGGGAATTTGGATGCATCGACCACGTTGTCCATCATGCGAACGGCCCGACGCACTGTCTTCTCCAACAGCTTGGTATCGACCGTAGCGCCTTCTTTGAAGCAGTCTTTGACCATCTTTGCCATGTTGATGGATCCAAGCAGACAAGCGCCGTATGGTGGCAGCGGTTGTTCTCCGCACCCGCGATGGACTATGCCTTCCGCAATCCACGTGTCGGTTTTCGGTTCAAACAGATCGTAAACTCGCGCGCGTCCTGCCGGTGTGATGCTCTTGATAGTGGCAGACCAAGTGCAGCCGGTTAGCGAGTAGTTACGCACTAATTCGTCAAGGCGTTTTTGTTTCGCGGCACGTGAAATAGGTATATTCTTGTGAAACTTTCGAACCCCTTCACCTAGAATAACAAGTACGTGTCCTTGCCCTCTGCGGGTCACAACCCGACCGCCTATCTCCGTTTCAGAGCCGGACGCTTTACTGTTTTCCGGGTATACTCGTGCCAGAATCCCGAAAGCAGATAACGCGCGTTTCGCTTGCATCAGGTTTTCACGGGAGTTACTCGCGACCCGGATCATCGGATTGGTCTTAGACATATGGACGTTGCCGTCAGTAGAAACTAGCCCGTCCAAGAAACCGCGAAGGAACGATCTGTTGGAGTTTAGAAGCGATAAAGGTAGGATTTTTTCGGCGCTCTTGCCGCGAGCCACCCCCATGCGGTCTAGATAGCCTAGAGCCGGAGTGGAGTTGACTGTGTGGACTTGATCTGTTGATTTCGTCACCGATGTAGCACCGAAGACTCCGAGGCGGTCTTCCACTGTATTGATCCAATCAGGCTCGTCGGATCGGCAGGCCACTTTCAGAGTTCGGGACTTCTCCGTCATACATCCGTCTCCGATGGCTACTCCGGCCAAAAACCCCAAGTGTTCTTGCTTCGCACGCTCACCGAGTACATCATGGTTTTTGGGCATCAACGCAGGAGCCAGACGGAGTTTATCTCCCACCGATAGTTGATCTAATCGTTTGTCGGTGTTGAAGAATTTCCCTTCTTGGACGTGGAAAATGTGTGCGGCGGTGGCCTTGACCGAAGAGCCGTCCGACAACGAAACCTCAAAGACCTCCGTGTCGTCATGTATTTCACGAGACTCTACCTCACCTGCGCCTGTCACAGTAGCGATGGTATTGCCGGGCGAGATACTCTCAACAGGTAGCCACCCCTTGGAAGTCGATACCAGAGTCCCTTCCGCCAGACACGGATTTGTGGCGGATATTGTCTCACAGTAGTTGAGGTTGTTTGCATTGTTGATACGGTCGATGAAGATCACACCGGGTTCAGCCATGTCGTATGTGTTCTGCATGATTGCATCCCACAGTTCACGGGCTTGATAGGTCTGACCAGTGACTCCGTTGAATGAAGTGACCCACTGATCATCATTCTTCACGGCTTCCATGAATGGATCTGTGATCAGAACAGACATGTTGAACATCCGCAAACGGGCGGGATCATTCTTTGCTGTGATGAAGTCCATAACATCAGGGTGATCACAACGCATCGTCGCCATCATCGCACCCCGGCGGGATCCAGCAGACATGATGGTGCGGCACATCGCATCCCAGACATCCATGAAGGAAAGGGGACCAGAAGCATCAGCGGCCACGCCCTTCACATGGAAACCTTTGGGGCGCAGGGTTGAGAAATCATAACCGATACCACCACCCTGTTGCATCGTCAGAGCAGCTTCTTTCAGCATGTCGAAGATCCCGCCCATGTCATCAGGAACAGTCCCCATCACAAAGCAGTTGAACAGGGTGACGTTGCGATCAGTACCGGCCCCGGCGGTGATCCGGCCAGCGGGCAGGTATTTGAAATCGTGCAAAGCGTCATAGAATTGATCAGACCAGTACGCAGCGCCTTTTTCTTCAACGTCACCCGAGCGCTTCTGAGTTCCCTCAGGTGCGGCCAGTGCGTCTGAAATCCGTCGCCATGTATGCTCAACACGCTGGTCGATCGGCTGACCTTGGGCTGTCTTGAACTGGTATTTTCCTTCCCAGATCTGCTGGGCAATGGGTGCTGTGAAAGCTGTCATGTCTTCTCCTATGGGAATCAGCGGGCAAGACCATATACTAGGTGGTCAGACCTTAATTCAATACTAAATGTGGTAGTCTCGGGTCTTATTTTTGCTGCGTTTGAGCGTTTGCTGCTCTTGAATGTTGAAGTGTTTCGATTGCAATGGCGGTATCTACGGATGAGGTACTGATCCCTTGAGCGCGGGTAGAAGAGTTGATGAAGATCTCTACGTTAAAGTTTGGGTTTGGTGAAGAAACCACGCCATCATCACTGAACAGGTTTCCATCCAAGAAAACCTGATGATCGTGATCTGCACCCCTTATCTTCCACCCATTTGTCAAAATGAGTGTCACCCCGGTGAAGAAGCCTGTTGTTCCGATTGGTGTCCCGCCTTCAATAAGAAATGCATCAAGATATTTTGCACCCTGACCTGATTGAACCCACCTTTTCCAAGCAGAGTAGATGTCACGATCCACATCAAACAGAGTGTTTCCTGCACCGACTGGTTCTTGAATGATCCTGTTCGGCCCATCAAAGATGAAATCAGCCATGGCCGGGTTTCCTTAAAGGTTCTGATACTGTCTATCAGCAGTCTGTTGGATAGGGATGGTAACCCCTTGGGCCACTAATGGAAGGTTTTTTATTCTTTGTGGTAAAAAACCAAGTGAAAAAACAACCACATCAACTAGTTCATCAACCCCTGTGTGGGTATACGTGTATTCAAAACTACCTCCTGAAATAGAATCAATGTTAGCAAGAACCATTCCATCTGAGACTCTAACCACTGCAACTTCGGTTCCCTCAATAAGTCCTGTCAGCAATAGACTAGAAACTACGCTAACATCAACTAATATAGCCCCTCCTTCTGTTGAGGTTACTGTAGTAGTTCCGGGTGGTAATTTCACAACTAAATCGTTAGTTGTGCTTTCATTATGAACCTTGACTGTCCTCCCTGAAGGTACAGTTACCCCTGAAAAATCATAAGTCCCAGACCCTCCTTCGCCAACTGTGATGTCATGCAAGTTGTTTTCTGTCATGCTAAAAATAACACCAATGTTTCTGTAATCCCCAGCAGCATCCTTTGTTATGACACCCCCGCTGGCTTCAATGTCGCTGTTCACAACTTCTGATTCCAGCGTCACGTTGAGAAAACCTGTGCAGTTCTGCATGGAACTGTTCGACAAGTTTCCGTGGGCAAGGTCGATTCCGGTTATCCCGAAAAACGTACACCTTTCGAAGTTGACTGGGGCCAGAGGACTGCCAGACACGGATACCAGAAAGAACCTGCTGCTCGCGAAAGCGCAGTTAACTAGACTGTAAGCGTCGCCCGGGGAACAATTGAAGCGGAAGACGCGATCTTTGTCAACAATAACCCCTCGAATGGGGGTAGGGTATTCCAGTCGGTCAGCCCACAACGCTTCATAGGAAATACCAACGTTTCTGAAATCCATACTCGTCGTGTCGATTCCGTTTCCAAAGGTGATTCCTGATTTGAACTGAATGATACTCTGAAAAGCGTTGTTAAACTTTGCGGAACTGGTTTCAATTGTACCGAAGAAATTTAGGGAGATACCGTTGTCATCCCGTTCGTATAGGAAGAGATTTGTTGCAGAAAATTCTTCCGCCAGTTTCCTTGTTGAAGGAACAACGCCCGTGTACTCTGTATCGTCAAGCATAATCAGGTCGCACATGCCGTACTGTTGTCCACTCCGGTTCGCCACAGCGCGAACATGGACTTCGACAGCCGAGACCATTGACCAGTCTATAGCTGTCGCAGATTCATAGTCTGCCAGTGCGTCTCTTGCAATGACCACACTACCTGCGCCTTTGGTCGCCCAACCGACATAACCCGTGTAGAGACCTTCTGCCATCTCGTCCCCTGCACGTACAAAGTCTAAGGTGTTCAAGGCCTCAGAACCATAGACATTGAACGCCTTATAGTGACCAAGAATGTCGATAAATACAATCACCATCCCCCCGCTATCCAACGTCTCAATGTTGTCAGGGAATGCAAAGCTTCTTGCGACCATTTTTGCGAAAACATATTCCCGTTGGGAAAAATCCACGGGGACGGAATTCGTCAATCGAAATCCGTAATTTTGACCCGAAACAAAGGTGTTCCGGACAACAAAAGTTTCATTCGCGGCTTGAATATCTTCATACGTATTTGGCACGCCGAAGCCAATATCAACCTGCGGAGCGGAAGCCGTACAGGTTGATACGTTGAAGGCCGAGGTTCTTGCGCTATCAGTGAAAGGCATGTCTTACGCCGCGTTCTCGTAGTTGCGTTCTGTCGGTGCAACAAGTGAAACAGTATTACTGATTGACCGGGTGATTGTCCCGGTTGCACGGACGTATTGTGCGCCGCCAAGACCTGTAGCAACAACAGTGATGTCAGCGTCCGTTCCAGCTGTGCGACCACCTTGGACGTTTCCATCATAGTCAAAGTCAAACTGAAGGGTTGCTTGGCCCAAAATGTCGCCTGACACGTCCACGCTGCTATTGTCCTGAACAAGAATTGCATCAGTGTCACCAAAGTCATTGCCTGCAGCATCCGTGAAGAACACGCGATAGATGGCAGACGGATCAGCCTGAAGATTGCTGTTGAAGGCAACCGTCACAACAGCAACAAACGGGAATGTGCGAATCGTTCCAGTGTTGTCAATGAAGGAAATTCGGTTTGTGTCAGCGGCTTGGAAATTGTCAATGTAGACACCCGTTCCACCACCATCTGGATTGGTGACTGGAAGTGTTCGCAAGGAACCAGAACCGTCACCTGTACCACCCGTGAACGCAAGAAGTTCATCAGCAATACGGCCAATCAGAATATCAGTGTCGCTGTCAACATCAGTGCTTTGGCGAAGCTGAAACTGAATGAATTCATAAATCTGTTCAGCTGTTCCACCGTTGCCATCAATGATAACACCAAAGTCACGATTGGTTCCGCCAATATCACGGACCTGTGCGGCATCATGATAGGTAATGGACATTCCGTTGTAAGGTGCAGAACTTGTGATGGTTGCATCAGATGCTGTTACGTTCAGGTCATTTCCTGTGGCAACCGTCAAAGAAAACAATTTGGGTGCAAGAAGGCTGCTTTCACCGTTTGCAGATGTGGAAGAACGGCTAAACAGCTGACCCTGTTCACGGTTGAATGCGATGATGTCAGACGAACGGTTGAAACCATCCGAATAGTCCCCATCCCCGTTGGGATCAGAAATCACTTGAACAACTTCAGACGTATTGCCTTGAAACACAAAGTCCGTTGCCCCATCACCTGTGTCATAGTAAATTTGATCATCATTTTCCGCACCAAGGATAGCAACCCCAGCCCAGTGTTCCGTCACGTTGCCACTGGTGTTCCGAACAAGAAAACCACCACGGCGAAGAAGGTCACGTGTTCCCTGATCCGCCCAATTCCAACCTTCTTGCAATTCAAAGAATTCATCCGTGATCGGCACAAATGGAAATTCAAACTTGATCAGGTTGGCATCGTCTTTCCATTCTTCCTTAGTGAAGGAATAAACGGCTTTCATCGTGACCCCATCGTTCGAAAGGTTCCCTGCCACCAGAAGCTGGATGGTCTTTGCAGACGTATCAAAAACCACCTCAGTGGCTTGGTTTAGATCGTCTGGATCTGTGATTAAAGGCATGGTATTTTCCTATTAGCTATAGTTCAGGGTTTTGCGCACGTTCCACGCTTGAGACAGGGTGCTTATAGACTGATTAGCGTCACTGTCAGAGTCATATTTTAATGAGGTATCTCGGTCCTGCCTCCGAATGAGCCATCCAGTATCAAACTGCCAACCAAAATAGAAGAAATCGGGATCTGAATAATCGGTTTCATCTGGATGAGGTAAGAACTGTGATACTGAACCACTCCCTGAACCACTCCCTGAACCAGAAGGGCCAGGTGGACCTTGCCGCCCTACTTCTGAAACCTCAACAACTACTGTTTCTTCATTCGCAGATACTTCAACCTCAACACCGACGATTTCTTCTATTGAAACATCAACCGTTACAGGTTGTTCCGTGATATTGATGTCAATCTTAAAATCATCTTGCTCAGACACCTCAACTGTAACACCACCAGATTCCGTTACAAGGATTCCTATCTGATCGACGGACTCTGTGACAGAAACATCAACAACCTCAGTCACCTGATTAGTTGCGATTTCAATAATCTCAGTCACGGGTCACACCAAGCTGAGTGACGATCGTTCCCTTTATGTAGGTGAAGCGCTCACTTGCTGCCGTGGTGATCTCAATGTCATGATTGAAAGTACCGGCAGTTTTTGGTGCATAGAAAGCCTCAAGGGTGATTTCATTTGCCGACACAGAAATCCCATCACCGATCTCTGCTTCATGCACCACATCCCCCTCGGATGATCTTATGGTAAATTTGATCTCAGCATCAGTGAAATCTTCAGGTGAAACCACCTCATCCACTGTTCGAGTGATCGTGAAAACACGCGCCTTAACAGTATCTTCAGTGATGTAAGTTCCAAAGTTGTATTTTCCGGGTATCATGTCATGTCCTCATGTTACATTCGGCATAGAGAAAACGCCCGAATCTGTCAAACAAACCTAGAAAATGATCCCAAGTATGAGTGCGATGATGATTGCCGCAATGAGCAGGGTTGTGATTGCCCAAGCATCACGGGCGTTCCTAAATGCTTTCTCTTCGGTAAACCGATGAGCCACCTTCCTGAGTTCTTCGTTTTGGTAAAACTCTTGGGCGGATTTCCTCAGTCCAAAAGCCAGGATCAGACACATGATGATTTGCACCCACATCACATCAGTTCCCGTGGGATTCCGAATGCCTCAGCAACCTGATGTTCGATGGTATCAACAGCGCCGCGATAAGCGTCCAGATCAACACCCAATTCAGAAGCGATGGGTTGAAGGAACTGTATGCTGGTCGGCGCAGCCCCCGCTTGCATCACCACACCGTTAGATCGGCTGTTCTCGGCCACGTTGACCACGATGGCGAGGATGTGTTCAGCAACACCGTAGCGGGCCAGTATTGCAGCATCACAGAGATCCAAAGGGACGTTCTCATGCGTTGTGATGAACTTGGCACCGCCATCAGGATTCAGTTCAGGGCGCGGGTCATAGAGATGAAGGCTGATCATTGGTCAAACTTCAGCATGTCCAATGCGCGTTCAAAGGCAATTTCATATTTACCAGCGGGCTTTGGATCGTTGTAAAGTTCGTCTGTCATTGCGCTAACAACCACATTTGGATCAAAATTGCTTTTCACAATCTCAATCGCTTCCTGATAGCTGATGTTTGAAACACCTTTCACCAATCGACGCCATAACCAAAGGTTCACAAGCGTCAATGCGCCCCCGGCCAAACATAACATCATTCCTAAACTGAACATGGTTTTATTCCTCTATTCCACGGACAAAATCAAATACCGCTGCGCGATTCTCTTCAATCTTACGGATGAACCTACGGTTGGATTTTTCCCTGTCAATGACGGCATTCCATTGAGCAGGGTCGACAAACTTCTCAACCTCATCGGTGATCAATTTCGCAATCACACCGGGCTTCAAGGCATCAAGTTCCCAGCATGTTTCACCAAACCGGCGCAAATACTCTTTGGCGCGACTGTCTGTCACTTTGGTTGGATTCGGTGGTGGGTCATACTGGATGATTTGATCCATGTTCAGGCCGATACGTCGCACCTCAACTTTTTTGCCGGTGAACATCTCAAGCCGTGCGCCGTTGTCACGAGTCATGTCGATACCGGATGGATCGTGATCACCGAGATGAATCAGAACAGTATTCTTGCCTTCAGCCTGAGCCGCCTTGAAGCGATTACCGGCTTCCCATGCTGCTGAGGCTGACATGTAGCCCTTACAGGCCAGAAACGGCACCTTCAGGCGTCGGCAAGGGCGTTCAATGATACTGGACAGGGCATCCTTCTCAACCCAAACCTCAACGTAGTTATCTTGATCGGCCCAGTAGTCCTCAGCGTATGAGTATTCCAGATCCTCAAGCACAGCCATGGGATCAATTTGAGTCCACACCTCTGAGCAAACACGTCCTCGGTCTTCGATTGTCTCAAAGTCCAAGTGACCGGCCAGACGGGCATCTGTGATGATCTTACCAAGCCGTTTGTATGATGCTTCCGTGTTTGGGAAATCATGCACATTTGCCACAAACTGATAGTAAAGCTGGCGCAAGGACATCTTGTATCCATCACGCTTGAACTCAGCCATGAAAACCGCAGCCTGTTGTATGATGGTCATGTGATCTTCGGTGAACTTCTTTGGCACATAAACCTGAAGTCCAGTCCCAACTACGGGTTCCCCGCAGTATCCACATTCGGTTTCGTCAGGGTGATTTTTGTTCCCGCAACCATGCTCACATTCGATGTAAATGCTGTCGTCGTCATCCCAGTCATCCATTGCCGGACTCCATCTCTTTATCTTGTCTCATTGCCATCTTACGCCAAGTCTGCTCAACAGCCCTATCTGGCGCATAAACATTCCATGCGTGATCGAATATCACTCTTCGCTTTGTCCCATTCAAAACTTGAGCAGGGTCGTGTGATATTGCGCATATCACCATATGACCGGGACCCCATGAGATCTCGAAAGGTCTGATTGGTTTTTTACCATCAGCGGACATTTTCAGGGTTGCGCCGTTCTTATGGTAAAGATCCATCGCCATACGCATCACGTAGTTGCATTCGACCATGTTCTGCACGACATAGACGATCTGCTCACCCGTGAAGACACGTTCCATGGTGCTGATCACAGAATTCTTGGTGCGACCGGACGCCCGAGGATTCACAGAAGACATCTCAATTCCGCTTATCTCTAAACCTGTTGTTTCATGGTCAGCCATGGTTCAGGATTCCTTTTCAATCAGATCATGTCCAAACGGACTGCGAGGAAGGACGGAATCAACGGTTTACCATTCGGGCCGGTGTCCTTGTATTTGAACGTCACAGTGTCACCAATCATGGTTTCACGCCGCGCCCAAAACTTCTTGCGCTGATCGGCTGTGAACCCGGTTCCCAACTCAAACTCAATGCCGTTCCAATCAAGGACCATGGCCCCCATGTCACCAGCAGGGACTTTTCCAGCCTTGGCGCTTGACCTTTTGGTGTGACCCAAATTGTCAACCTCAGCTTCGTTTTCATTGTGCATCCGCTCAACCATGCCGGTGATTGTCGCTTCTGAATCTGTGAACCGTTTGATCTTGAGCAGCTTACCTTCGTTGATTGTGGACCGACCATATTTGTATGTGCCGTTTGGATCCCGAACAATCGTTCCTTCCCAGCCCAAATCAACAAGGCTGGTATCATAAACCACCAACTCATCAACGTCGCTCACCATATGAAACTCAGCCGCTTGGACATACGGGCTGTTAATTTTACGAATCCGCTCAACTAATTCTTCCCGGCGTTTTGTGTAACCCTGATTTGAGATTCCCCACAGGTCAAACACATGGAAGACGAAATCAAACTCACCATCGGCTGACATCACCTTGGATTGAACCTGATGCAATGTGTCTGGGCGACCGTCAGTGTAGGTGACGATTTCACCATCAAATCCCATCAGATTGTCATTCTCATGGATCAGACCCAGAACCTGCTGCACAAAGTTGCTGGGGATCTGCTTGAGGGTTCGGCTCACCTGACCATCTTGAGTGCGAAGGGAACGGATACCGTCATATTTTGGTTGCGCACCGGCTGGAAACTTGACCTTCGATAGATCAGCTTCGACGGCCAACATTGGCTTCAATGGTTTTGTCATATCTCGGGCTTTCATGTTCGTGATCAGGTCTGGTTAAACGCTGGGATTCAATGAATGGGGATACCATTGATGATTTGATCTGCAATCTTGTATGCATTTTCTGATTTACGCATCGGCTTCGGGTCCGGTTTACGTGAAATGCCACGTTCAAGAACTTTGCTTAGCGCAAGTGCCTCACGTTTTGTCAAAAGCAAAACAACATCGTTCGCCGCACTCTCATCTGCAAAAATCTTCATATCATCCTCGGGCTTCGTGTGTCTGGTTGCGGATCGAACCTTGAGAGGACTTCACTTCGCATTGAGAGGTGATGTTATTCCAATCCGATCCGCTGCACCCTTAAATCGAATGACTGAGTATTTGTCAACACCCTGTTGCATCCTTTGTTTTCAATGGGTCACAGCAATTTTCACTCTCGGGTTTTTAGGCGAGATTTGATTCTGGCGGTTTTAGGCGGGATTGATTCTCTGACTTTTAGGCGAGATCTCAAAATCTCTCGGGATCCCGATCTCAAGAAACGTGGCGCAGAGCCAGGTTAGAACTGGTGCTGACACCACTTTGAAATGGTGCAGCGCCGGGGCTGTCAGGGCATCAGGGCGGCAGAGGTGCAGCTAGGTGAAGATGTGAGTCAGAACCCAAAAGACTCCGACGATGATTAGTGCGGCGGGTGTGATGTTCCCGAACAACGCTAGGCCCAATATCAGGGCGGCAAGATACCACAAAACTAGGCGGCAACCCCCTTAGACCGTGCGGCGAATTCAGCCCTTTGAATTTCCCAATATCCGCTAAGGTCTGGTAAGTTTTGACGGGTCAGGCCATTGGGTCGCACCTCTTCCATGATGCGCCATAACTCTGACTCAACGTGCTGGCGATATTCGCGCACGTCTGTTTCGCCATGCGGCCAGATGTAATGATTCCACTTTCGTGAATTGCTGGAATGCGCATAGCCGGCAGGACTCAAATGAGCCTCAGAAAACTTGATATGAACCGAAACGCCACGGGGACTCACGTCAACGCAAATGTGTGACACTTGCCCCCGGTCTGTTTCGACATCCTCAAGCCTTATTGACCATTCATCCGGGTGCAGGTCGCACGGCTTCAAAGCGAATTCCTGTTCCCATACATCGCGCACGGTTTGGCTGACAAAATCCGCCATAGCCTTGCGCTTTGCTTTTGTGCTTAGAAATTTTGACATGATCAGGACTCCAGATAGCGGAAAAGTTGTGGGTGTAGCTTGCGGGCCAAATCCTCAGAAATGATGACGCATCGGTCACGCAAATAATATAAAGACACGCCAGACATTCCAAGGTTGCGCAGGTCATCCCCATGCAAAAGCGTGACACATTCAGGGTTATAGCGCCAAGAGCGTCCCCCGTGGTCCTCAATAGAAAGGGCCAAGCATTCGTGAGTCTGCCCCGCGTCTGCAATCTTCTGTAATTGCGCCCGCGTGAATGGATTGTGAGGGTATGCCTTACTTGCGCTCTTGCTCTTGCGTTCTTGCGGCATAACCGCGTAAAACTTCCAACCTTTCATTAGATCAACCCCCCGGCGCGATATCCAAGGCGATGTCCTAACAAGGTGATAGCGCGAGTCATGGCACTTTCCCCCATGCCGCCCCAATGGGTTGTGAAGGTGACACCAGCGGAATTTAGGGCCTCTTCTAGGGCTTGGCTTTCCTTGTCATATCCATAGCCACCCGCGCTACCGCGACCCGCTGAAAATTCCCCGTTGCGATTGTGAATCCAAACGCTGCAATAAACGGTTGAGGCTTGGGAACTTCTACCCATGTAAAAACGGGCGTCAATCGGGGTGACGAAACGCATTTGCGCCAAGCGGTCAGGGTATTGCACATAATAGGACTCGGTTTGATCCACATCCTTAAATTTTGGATTCGGTGCGATGAATTGAATCCGCTTAACAAGTTCCTTTTCGTTCGCCATGTTTTTGGCGTTCTCTTGTCCAAGCGTGATTTTCTTAACGGTGAAATTTGCGGGCATTGTTCGGGCCTTTCTGTTGAATTGATTCGGCGCATCGTCGCGCCCTAGAACCTATTTAACATTCAATGGTTGATTGTGCAAGAGGGTATTGCGGTTTTAGTATTCCGACCATGAGTCAGGGTTAAACAAGAGGTCATCGGCAAGCCATCGCGCCTGAATTATCGCCCGTTCTTTTGTCGGTGCCTTCATGCTCAAGAGAATGTCAAAGGGTTGCTGCACATCGTCGGGGGTTTCAATTCGCACCATAGTGCACCAACCGTCTATTAGGTCAGGATCGTCGGTGTATTCTTCAGAGCCATCGGGCAACGTGGTGAACCCATGCACATGAACCGACGCCGCCCCGCAATCTTCTTTGATATGCTTGCGGGCTTTTAGATAATCGTCAAAGATATTCATGCCGCTACCCCGCTAAAATCCCAAACATGGGCTTTTACGTTCCAACAAAATTTGAACGTCTGGTAAAAATATGAACGGGAGTCACGGTTAGTGATATATTCAGTCATCGCGGCGCGTGAACGGGCGGGGAATTTGTAAGGGTTATTCATTGGCTGAATCCTTTGAAGGTCTGCCCGGTTTCTTGCCGGGGTTTGGTGCATCGGGGTGAATGTCTAGGGTGATCCATTCTAAGGACGTTTCACCCCAACAATCCTCGCATGTTGGATTGCAATGTTCCCATGTTTGGTTAACTGCATCCCATGCAGAATAAGGGTCCTGTTTCACGTTATCACCGCCACAAGAGGTGCAAACGGGTTTGGTGAAATATCCAGCGCCGGGAAAATCGGTGCGCAAGAGGTTCTGCAATGTCAAACCCAGGGTTTCGCAAAGGGTCAGGGCTTCTTGCACCTTGAACTGAATCGCCCCGGTTTCGATTTTCTGATAGTGGCCTTGGTTCTTACCAATCTTTGCGGCCAATTCGGATTGCGTGAATCCGTGAAACTTGCGGAACGCCTTAAGCCATAACAGGGCCTTGCCGTTGCCCTTTATCGCGGTTGCTTTTGTCATGTCGAATCATCCTTTGTTTGTCTGCAATCAACTTAGCAACACATGCTTGCACATTCAAGGGTTGATTATGGATTATTTGTAGTTGACCAGTCATAAACCTTGTTAGAGTCATAAGGCTCAAAACCTACCCGGTCGCGCAATGACTTACCGTTAAACATTGTCCACCCAGTTTCCTTTTCTAGGTTCAGATATGCTTGATATAATTCTGGGCGTTGGGCTGCACCGTGCTTTAGATCGTTCTCGCAACCCATAATACAAAACACACATGAAAGGCGTTGATTGCGCTCATATGCCCAAAAAGGTTTTTGCCCAGCCTCTTTAATAATCCAAAACACATGCTTGGTTGTGAGGTGGTGAATTGGCATATATTCCCAAACTTCGCGTCCCGGTATCACACGCCCAGACTTTAGAGTCCGTGGTTCAAGGCTAAGTCCAATATGTCGCGTTAAAGGCTCTTTCTTGTTTCGTGCTGGGCTTTCTTCACCACGGATACCCGTGCAATTTAATGCCAGAGTCGCCCCGCGTTGTTTCATGTCATTTCTGATAAACTTGTGAATCGGTCCGCGCTTTAGATCACTGGTGCATTGCCGTGTTGCTGAACTGGGCCACGCCGGAACATCTGGACGGGTTTTTGCGCGGTGCCGTACCATATCAAAGAAACTCTTAACCGCATGAACTACGTGCAATTCGTGTCCTATAGTTTTGCGGATATGATCTTGCACCCCAGTCCATTCAACAGCACCCAAATCGGCATGAACAACTACTATTTGTGTGTCTGGTACAAACTTACGCAATGCGGAATACATCGCTTGTGAGTCTTTCCCGCCCGAATGTGAAACATAGAAAATCGCTCCACGGTCGCAAAACTCTTGAATCTTATTACGTTCTAAAATCATGGGCTGATTCCTTTGTGGTCTGGTGAACTGCGAAGACAATATCAGTTGTCAGTTTCGCGGTGTCTGGGCGTAGAGCGTAGCCGTCACGATAACCGCAACGGTATTGCATGGCGTCAAATTCATGGGCCGGGGGTCGCGGTTCGCACCCGTTGAGTCCATGATTAAAGCCGTTATCGCGGTGTATGCTCATAACTGAGTCCCTATCTGTTGCGGTTTAATGCAGCGTCAAAGCGGGCGTTGTAATGGGTCGGATTGAAAACGGTTTCCTTGTCACGTTGCCACATAGTCGCGGGCGGATCATAGGGGCGGTGCCATGGGTTCTTATAGGTATGTTCAGGCGTCATGATTCTTTTCTTTCCTGATACGATCAGCGAATCGTTTTAGCTTTTCTTGTGTTTCGATAATGCGACGGGCCGCAACCTCAGGGCGTCCGGTTTCAAAATCAAAGCGACCCCATGCTTGGTGATCAAAGCAAATATCAGTGGCCCATTTGTAACCCTCAATGGTGCGTTGCACCCGTTCAAGGTCATCATGCCAACCGCTAACCATTCTTGCGCGTTGTTCGCGGGTTTCGCGGTGCTTATAATTTACAGCCTCAACAATGGGCCATAGATCAAGCGTTGCACTTATCCAACAACCATAAGGGCCGCTTGATAGGTCACGTTTTGCGGTCATTGTTCCAAGTCCTCAGGGCTTGCCGTGGTGAAGGTTTGAGTCTCAATGGTGCAACGGCAACCCGTGAGTCCTACCATCGTTTGGGTCGCTGACTCATCAGGTGCGATAAGGTCAAAATTCTTGTAATGGTCGCGCACCACCTTGGGAAAATCACTCTCTTGCATTGTCACAATCAACCCTTGCGGGGTTATGATTTTGCAAACGCGCTTGCGGTCAATGTTCATTGACTTGGACCTCTTTTGTGTCGCGCATGGGCTTGCCCGATCTTTGACAGGTCAACGCGCAAGGGTGAATTTTGCGGGATAGGATAGGACCGATTCAGGCGGTCAATGCGTTCGCAATCCAATAGAGTCCCATCAGGTTTGAACCAAGCGGATATTTTGGAATCGCATAGGTGGTTGATACGATGGGCAACAAAATCGCCCGTTGTGAATGTTTCAATGCGCATGGGTTAAGCCTTTCGTTAGGGGGTGTCTGGTGTGTAAGGTTTAGCGTTTGAACTTTGGACCCATGCCGCGACCGATAACCAAAGTTGTGAAGGCATAAAGACCAACAATAACGGCAAGGGATAAGAGCGGGTTCGCGCTCAACAGGTCCAACCATGCGTCAATCTTGGCGGTAGTTTCGGCGGTTTTTGCGGCTTCAAATTTCATGTGCTTAGTTCCTTGTTTGTCTGATTCTCATCTCTTGCATTCAATTTAGCAATACACGCTTGCACAATCAACCCCTGATTAGGAAAAAATGCAATTAAAACGCAATTTCCCATGATCCTTGAGTCCCATCGTCCCCAAACATATCCCAAAGGAATTGAGCCAGGGTTTGTTTATGCGGCAATCTGGTCAAGTGCATATCCCCCACTGTTGCGCCATCGCCTTGGCAATACCGGGTGTCTGGTGGGGGCGGTTTAGATCGTGAAAGGATCAACGCCCATAATCTTGCAAGCGTCAATAAACGCTTCACCGGGGGTAGCGCCGTCCTCAATACCGGCGGCAATAAGATCGGCAAGCAATTCGTAAATGTTCATTGCGCCACCTCATAAACAGCCGTGCCGATTTCCAACACAACCGGGTTGCCGATAACGGGCCGTCCTAATGCCCGGTTAATATCGGTGATCAGTTCAAGGTCGGTTTCAATCATGGAAGCGTCATAGGTGCCGCCATTCTCAAACGCCTTAATATTCGCGGTTGCGGCCTCATATGCAACAAAGTCGTTCACATCCAAGCCATTCACCTGAAACGCATCAGGGACGGGGATATGAGCAAGCGAGTCCATATAGGCTGCATGTGTATTGAATGCGGGTGCATCCATCATAATAGGGGCAGATGTGCCACCACATGCGGCAAGGGGTAGGATAGCGATAAGTGATAGGGCTTTAATGTTCATGGTTCAGGGCCTTTCTATAGGGGGGGTGTCTGGTGGGTTAAGAATGTGACTTATAACCAAGGTATTTAGCAGCGGAATCAAGAGCGGTCGCATCATCCACCATATTAGCCACCATGGCCTCTTGTGAGTGACGGGCCATAATGTTCTGAGCATTGCGATATGTGGTCATACGGCTAATCAATTGACCCTTATCACGTGCATTATCGCGCACCATCAGCAAAGTTAAAGCGGCATTATGACGGGCCATAGGTGTGAGGTCTAACATAGGGCGGGCCTTTCGTGGTGGTTGATTCTATTTACACATTCAATCTAGCAACAGGGTGTTGATTAATCAAGCCCTGATTATAAATAAATGCAATTAAATGTGCGATAGGCAAGGCCTGCCATGCGAGGTCTATATCGGGGACGTTGTGCAGGGGTATTCCAACACCCGGCGCGAAAATTTGAGGGCATGGAGTCGGGCCTTATATGGGGCAAGGATCAGGGGCGGGCGGGGCAGGGGGTGCTAGTGGCTTGGGCTTATAGGGTGGCGGGTCAACCGTGAACCTGAATTCTAAATTCGTTTTGGTGGATTGTGCAGGGGGATTGTGCGGGGCGGGGTGGTGGGTGTGATCAGTATAGGGGCAGGTGATCAGTAGGACATGGGTGCAGGTGCAGGGGTGATCATGTGCGGGGTGCGGGTGTGGTGGTGTTAGGGTGTGATGTTATAACATATCATGGCTGTCTCATTTGCTGACGTTTTCCTCAGAGGTTCCAAGAAAACGTCAGCAAATGAGAGAAGGTGCCGCTTCGGGTCCTTCCTATTATGTTTGAAGCGCCAGGGGGGACGCTGACCCCTGTGTCTGAGAGTTTTCAAAATTTTTCTGAGAATTTTTCCGCATGAGACTCAAACGCAGAGCAGACCAATACAAGATCTTCCCAGACGTTGAGGTCATGATGATTTCAGACTCAAACCCGGATCCTTTACCGGATGGTCCTTCAATGATTCAATGAGTGAAAAAGGTGAGGGGGAAATGACCAGACCGCCATCTCCCCCTCTTCAGCCGCAGACCCAGGCCCGAGAAGGGTCACATGCTGAAACTCTTTTAC